CTGCAGAACTTTCTATGTTTTGCTGAATAGCACTTTCAATTTCTGATAATCCTTTTTCTATATCAGTCTTCATAGACTCATCTTCAGATAATTCTTTGATGATTGCGTCTTGAATCCTTAATCTAAAAAAGGGAGCGTTTGGGGGAAGTAAAGCTAAAAGAAGTTTAGCTGAAAGATTGTTTACACCTCTAGCTCCTATACCTTGATATGGTGTAGAGTATCGAGTTGTTTGACCAGTTCCGTCTTCTGGGATTAGATAAGGTAAAGTAAGTTTTGCACTTTCTCTGGCCCTATCGAGATAGACTTCTCTAGCCGATTCACATTGAGCATATCTGCTTTGTACGGATTTATTGTCTTCCGTACTATTATTGTATGTAGATTCCATAAGATTTTATGTCTTGTTAGGCAGGTTGAACACCAGTACCAGAGCCTTTTTTAACTCCTGTCTGTACTGGATTTATTCTAAGTTTTGCTATACCTTTTTTCTTAGAACCTCCATATCCCGTATCATTAGTTCTGTCCGCATCTGCAGGGGCAGACTGTTCAGTTGTTACCTGCGGAGGTGGAGCTATAGGCTTCATAACTGGCGGTGGAGGTGGTTTAGGTGTTTTGCACATATAATTAATCCTTTAAAATTCTGTTAAATCATTTTGTCTTATAAACTGTTCTTTAAGAAATCGAACTACGCTTACTTGTCCGCTTTTAAAACACACTTCTTTTTCAGATAAAGATATATCTGGTGCTTTATCTGGAAATAGTTTCTCTAATTCTTCTACTAATTCTTTGTTTATTGGAGGTAAAATACCATCTGAATTAGGGTTCAGTTCTCTAAAAGTGGAACTTATCTTTTTCATTTATTTATTTCCTAGTTTTAATATTAATTGGTCTGGGTCTTGAGTTTCTTTTTCAATCAAAATATCTATGTATTGCTTGGCTTTATGTAAATCTTCAAGCTGTTTTTCCTTTGTAAGATGCTTATATCTCCATCTACATAAATACTTTATAGCGTTAGCCTCTGCATAAGGTATGTCATTTTGCATAATAAAAGATATAGGCTCTATCTTGTATCTAAAATAATGATTAGGTTTCTTTACTTGGTCTGGCATATTAACTCCTATATGGGTCTGTATTAAGGTCTGGAACTCTTTCTGCAGGAACTCCGTTAAATATATCGTCTAAATTTTTAGCAAAATAATTAACAACTTGACCTACAGTTGAATCTTTTTTGACATAATCAGCTACCTCTTTCATGGTCCAATCAGTCTGTAATAGTTTAGATGCCAATAAACATTGAGCATTTGCTTCTCGTTCTAGTTTAGATTCATGGGGCTTTATTTTGACCCATACTGCAAAAGGCTTAAAACTTTCTCCATCGTGGTAATAATCTAAAATCCCTATGCTTGCTCGCCCATCAATTCTTAGGCGTTCATTATGACTTAGTAATCTATATCCGTTAGGACTTTGTGTTTTTATGGCTTCCATAATATAGGCTCCTTCTTTTCTGCGTTCCAATCTTCTATTCTTAATATTCTAGCTAGCCTTGATTGAGTTAAAGCGTCTTTCTTTGTAAACCCTTTGTCTTCATAAGCTTTCACAACATCCTTCCACATTAATTTAAGACTTCGTGGCTCTCCTAGAATACGTTTTGCTGTAACTTCACCTACACCCTCTAAGCCTTTGTAACCATCGGTAGCATCACCAGTTAAAGTTTGAAGCATAAAATTATAATCAGCTTGTTTCTTTGTTATAATTTTTATTTCAGAGTTACCATCTGCAGGGTCTAACAAATTACATGGAATAGTTTTCATATCTTTATCAGAACTAACTACTATCACTTCTCCATCTATCTCACCTGCAGTAGCCATAATACCTAAGACATCATCGCCTTCTAAATTATCCATACTAAAACAAGAATATTTTTCGTGAGCATATTCTAGTAGCGGTTTGTATATTACAGGTTTACGAGTTTTCTTTCTGTTAGACTTGTAAGTGTCCGAAATTTTTTTCCTAAAATTATTTGGTGAAGATAAAGCTATAGCAATCTTATTAGCATTTATCCTTCTACCTACACTAAAAAATTCATGGTCTAATTTTTGTTTACCTAAATTAGCGTCTGCATGAAGAGTCCATAAATCATCTTCCCATTGTATAGGTTCTTCTAAACCTATTGCTATTTTATAAATTAATAGGTCTCCATCTATTAATGCTGTTACGTCTTTTTGTTTCATTTACACTCCTTCATAACTTTTAATATCCATGGTTTTAAATCTGTATCTAATAACAATTCAATAATGCTGTTAGCCATTGAGTTTACTTCTAGCTCTTCTCTTGTATCGTCATCTAATTGTTTAGTTGCCGAAAGCTGATATTGGTAATACGAGAAATGTAAGAACTCATGTATTAAAACATTCAGCGAAGTTCGGTCTGCTTTATCTATAATTTTTTTATCTAAATAAATTGTAAGCGGAGGTTTAGATACAAAGCTTCCTTGTTGCTCTGCAACTTCATAGCTTATGTCGTGTTCTATTAAGACAAGATTAATTTCAAATCCACTCATCTTAACTTTTTTAGGAAAGGTCATTTCTTTTTCTCCTTTGAAAATATTTCTGTTAATGGAATTAAAATACATTTGCTCGCTCTGTTATCTCCAATCATTTTAAAATTGTCTTTATACTTACGAGCTAGTTTTTTTAGTTGGGCTACTGTAAACAAAAGCATACAATAATCTTTATCGCCATCAGCTAAGATATGAACCCAATGACTAGCTTCTGTAGACGTAAGACCACTAGGCTTCCCATACGATTCTATTTCAATCGCTATGTTGCCAGTCTTTCTCCACCAGTCTCTTTCAGTTTTAACTTCTAATTTTTTATCAAATAATATTTTTGCTATGCGTTTCTCTCGGACTTGTCCGTACTTCAAGTCTATGTCAAATTTTTTGTCGTTATTAAATTTAGGCATCAATGAGTTTCCGCCCAAGACTTGCCTATCTTATATTCACCATCGAGTTCACAATGAAAATTAAAATGGTCTTTTACTTGTTGTATAGATTGAACTGCAATCTTGCCGACTTCTTCAGCTAACTCTTCTTTAACTTGAAGTTGTATCTCATCGTGTATGTGAGCTACCATTCCCCAGTCTTCACCATATTTTAAATGACTAAGGTTTTCATGTAGAAGTATTGTAGCTTTCTTGACTATGATGCTACCACAAGATTGTAGCAAAGTATTCAAAGCACTATGCTCACTTCTAATTTGAAGCTCCCTCCCATCAAGACCTTTTAAAAAACCTCGTAGTCTAAAAGTTTTTCCTACTCTGTCTCTAAGTTGTTGTAATGCAGGGGTACGTTTTAAAAATGTCTCTTTTAATATTTTACCTTCTCTTGATGAACCATTTACAATTTCACCAATTCTTTTATCTCCCGCCCCGTACAAAAAAGAGTAAATGAATTTTTTTGCATCGTTTCTAGTTGGAAGTCCGCTAGCCTTTTGATTAGCAGTATGTATATCGCCTTGTACTAATTCTTTTCCATAAGCTCCGTTATCAAACTTAGCCATATAAGAAGCAAGACATCTAAGTTCTAAACCAGAAGCATCTGCCCCCACTAATAAATAACCTTTAGGTACTGTAAATAATTCTCTACACTCTTTGCCATACTTAGCAGTCGTGCTACATACTTGAGCTACGTTAGGGCTGAAGTGAGTGCACCTGCCAGTAACAGTTCCATTAGTAATAACCTTACCATATATCTTTCCATTCTTTTCTAACTTCAGCCATGCGTTATCACCTTCAGCTAGCATCCCTAATCTTTTTTGTATTAATAAATATTCAGATAAAAGTTTTGCTTCTGGATATTCTAAACTACTTAAAACTTTTTCATCTACTTTAGGTTTACCATCGTTAGTAAATTCTTTTGGCTTCCACCCTTTAATTGTTTTTAGTCTGTCTGCTATATGGTCTCTGCTTCCTGCATTAAAAACTATCTCTTTAATTTTCTCTACTGGTTCACCTTTTTTATAACCTTTAGTTTTGTTATCTCTTTTTGGTATTAGTATACCTACAACTTTTTTAAATGGAGGAAACACTTCTTGTAATTGTTGTTGTAATTCTATTCGTCTTACATTTAAAAATTTATAAAGTTCCTTTGCTTTATCAGTATCAAAAACAAATCCTAATTGCTCTTGCTTAATAATACATTTTGCAAAATCATGTTCTAGTTTTAAAGAAGTCTCTGAATATTTTTTTGCTAAAATCTTTTCATATAAAACTCTAGTAACTTCTACATCCTGCTTGCAATAACTTTGCATCTCTTCAGACCATTTAGACCAATCAGAAGTTTCTCCAAAGTCTCCTTTAAGAACACCAATACGATAACCCCACGCTGATAAACTATGTCTACCAATTAATGCTGTAGGTATGTTTCTACTTTTAAAATCTTCTTGTTTTACATCAGCCCATATTAATCTTGTAGCAACTAACGTATCAAACGTATTGTCTGTAAGTTTTATTTCTGGATAACATTTTTGTATTGCAGGTATATCAAAACCTAAAATATTATGACCTACTATCATTTCTGCTTTAGTTAATAAACTTATACCCTCATCTATATTTTCTTCTGAATATGAATAAGTTTTATCTTCATCAATACTATAAATTTCTAAACAGAAAATTTTATTTAAGTCATCAAGAAAACCATTTGTCTCTAT